ACACCAGTTCCCCAATTGTATTTTTATGTTTTTTGTATACTTGTGCAAAAGGGGTTGCAATTTAGTGCGTTTAGGTGTATAATAAGGTATAAGTTAAAGAGAGATAAAAAGGAGGTACAAGATGAAACTGATAATCATGAACAGGGCGAAAGCAACACCTGCTATATATGCGTCATATAGCTCTGCGGAGGACGCTGTCACACATATTATGGAGGGAATGCGTGTAGTGCGTGAGTGCCGCATTGTATCCATGTCTGCACTCTCTGAGTATGTAAGGTGTGTATTCGGAGACGATTTTTATACGTCGTATGAGCCTTTCAGTGGAGAATGGTATGTGCACGAGCGTGCACCGTACGACACGGCGGCGTGTGATTGGTGCAGTATCGGCGGAAGATTCTGCGAGTGTTGCAACAAGTATGGTGAGGACCCGTACGAGAATTGCGGCACTATAATTGATTGGGAGTTGTTTCTCGAATGGGTTGATGAAGGCGGCACTATATTTGATTGGGAGTCGTTTCTCGAATGGGTTGATGAAGGCGGGAGGGCTGAGCAATGATAAAATTCATATGGGTTTTGCTAGGAATAATTTTATTCCTAGCCATGGCTACCATACCGTCCACGATAGCCGAGTGGCTCGGTTGGGCGTATGGTTGGAGATAAGGAGGAAGAGAAATGAAAGGAATTAAAAAAGTAGCGGGGTTAACACAGCACTATTGTAGCAAAGACGGTTACGGTATAAAAATACAAGGTGTTTACGACCCCGCAGAGGATACCATTTATGGATTACCGCAAATAGGCGGAAGTTATCTTGTCCCTCCATACGGGCAAATATCCGTGTGGTTCACCAGACCTGCTTCAATGGAGCAAGTTGAGACGGCGGTTTATGATAAAATCGCTGAGATAGAATTGTGTGAAAAATACAGGGCGGAGGTGTTGTCAGAATGACGTACTACATGTTTAAGCGGGGAATCGGCAGAATAGCCGATTGCCTCGCAGAGAAAATCGAAACTAGCGGTTTAGATGCCGCCCAACCTTATAACAGCATATTCTCGTCAGTGTTAAATGCGTTAGGAGTTAAGTTTAACGCGCAAGTTGTGACAAGAGGTGATGGAAGCGCATTTTTAGAGGTGTTAGCAGTAGTTCATTTATGGAGGGTTCACATCAAAAAGGAGGTTACACCATGTTAACTTTAAAATCAGCACATTATACAAAAGAAAATTATGAATATTTGTTACGAATAGTCACGTCAGGGCATAATTATTGCGTGAATGTACGGCAGTTATCTCTTGACGAATGTGAAAAGTGCCCACATTCTTTAGCTTGCAAAGATTTACAAGACTTAGCGATGTATTGCAGAAAAAAGTTAATAATCAATACCGACTGATTGTTAATTTTTTAACTTTTCCAAAACATGTTGACAATATAGTGTATAAGCGTTATAATTAATCATGTCAACACAAAGTTTCATTTTTAAATACCTCTTAACTACAGGCGGCTCACGCCGCCGTTATGGGAGCAATGGAGACAGCGTTGAGGCTGACGGGTTCGATTCCCGTGGCTCCCAAGTAAAAAACAAGGAGGAAAAAAGACATGAGAAAAAGAATGGTGACAAGAACAGTCACAACGACAGAAGTAGAGCTGTTATGCTTAAATATCGTGACAGCCGAGCCGTTCAACGAAACAGCCGTAATTCCTGGCACTTATACATCAAATGAGAAGATTTTAAAAGTGCTGAGACCAGTGCTAGACACTGAAGAAACAAAAATTGTTTCAGTGTCGCGTGCAGAGATTAAGCACACGCTTTACGGTATGAGTGAGGGCGATTTTATCAAATTAGCGAATGTGATGCCGCCGAGGAAAAAGGCTGATGAGCCGTCAGACGTGATGCCAGAGAATGAATAAGAAAAGGAGAAAAGAAAATGAAAGAAACAAACAGGATTTACAGTGCCAGTGTAAAAGAAGCAAGCAAAGAACTTACAGCAAAAGAAAAAATAATGCTTAAAGATTTAAGTAATGCTGAGTCATTAGATTTAGTGACAACAGAAGCAGAGTTCAACAACACAAAAACCACTATAAATGTTGACTTCTATGCGACTATTTCAGTTCATAATGAAAAAGCTGAAGACAAAGATTATGAGACATTGGTTGTCGTTGACAAGAACGGCACAAAGTATTATACAGGTTCACAGTCATTTGCAACAGCTTTCATGGACATATATGACGAAATGACAGCGGCAGGTGAAACAGAAATAAACATTGAAGTTTATCGAAAAGAATCAAAAACATATAAGGGTAAACAGTTTATAACCTGCTCGATAATCTAAAAATAAAAAATTAAGGCGGCAGATGCCGCCTTTTTTTAATCAGGAGGTTACAAAATGAAAAAGAAAAGATTGACACCAAATCAAAAAGCATTTTATGCTGAAGTTGAACGTATTAAGCGCGCAATGGCGCGTTATCGAAAAAAGGGATACGTTTTCTCTGATGATATTATACCAGAAAAGCCGCAAAGAGTTACTAAAAAATATCTTGCTGAATTAAAAAAGTTTAAAGGGAAAAAAATTGCGGCGGAGGGTGAGTATAAACCGTTTAGAATGGATATTGATTTTCCAGATGAGCCGCCACGTATCGTTGCCGCTATTTTAAATCATGTAAGAGGGTTGATTCGAATGTGGCAACCAAAGTTCGAATGGTCTGATAAATTTGCAGAAATCAAAAGACAAGATAAAAACACAATAGAGCGTTTATTAGATGGTACAATTGCTGAAGATGGTGAAGTTAAGGTTGCTATGAATTTAGAGTCAAACGCTGAGGAAGCTATTCGACTAGTAGAAGCGATACTATATGGCAATAGTGGCGATGCTCGAGACGGAGGTGACTATGCGCGTGCTTCAATTGTCGCTTTTGGTAGAATAATTAAAGGAAGGTCGCTTACAATGGAAGAATCTGTCGAGTTGACAGAGTTTGCAGATGCTCAAATGGTGTAATCATGAGCATGCGAAAAGGTAAAATCTTTGTCGCAGATTTTGAAACAACAGTATATGACGGGCAGACAGCAACGGAAGTATGGGCGGCAGGTTGCGCGGAGCTTTTCTCTGATGATGTACAAATTTTCGGAAGTATTGAAGAGCAGTTCGATTATTTTATACAGCAGGATTGCAACATTGTTTGTTATTATCATAATTTAAAATTCGACGGCAGTTTTTGGCTTTATTATTTATTAGTTGTAAAAGGTTTTAAACATGCCGCAGATTTTGAAGAAGATAACATAACAGAGACGTTTTCATGGCAAAAGAAAAAAGAAATGCGCAATAATACTTTTACTTATTCTATTTCAGATATGGGGCAGTGGTACAAAATGTTGATAAAGGTTAAAAATCATTATATTGAATTTAGGGATTCTTTAAAATTGTTACCGTTTTCTGTTGAAGATATCGGTATCAGTTTTGACACATTACATAAAAAATTACAGATGAAATACAAGGGTTTTAGGTATGCAGGTTGCGAAATTACAGAAAAAGAACGTGAGTATTTAAAAAACGACGTTCTTGTGATGAAAGAAGCACTTGAAATAATGTATACAGAGGGGCATGTTAAGTTGACAATAGGCAGTTGTTGCTTGTCGGAGTATAAACAAAGTGTTGGCGGCAAGTTGTATAATAAATTATTCCCCAATTTGTATGATATACCGTTAACGGACGAATACGGTGCTGACTCGGTGGGGGCGTATGTAAGAAAAGCATATCATGGTGGTTGGTGCTATTTAGCAAAGGGAAAAGAAAAAAAGCTTTTTACTAATGGTACAACAGCAGATGTCAACTCGCTGTATCCGTCAATGATGTCTTCTGAAAGTGGGAATGAATACCCTACAGGTTTACCTACATTTTGGCGCGGTAATTACATTCCCGAGATAGCCGCACAAAATTATTATTTTGTGCGCTTTAAAACGAGATTTTATATTAAAGATGGTAAATTGCCGTTCATACAGATTAAAAATTCGTTTATGTATAAAATGACAGAAATGCTTGAAACATCGGATATACTTAACAGCTCAGACGGCAAATACTACAGCGAATATTATGACGCGAATGGCGAGTTACAAAAAGCAACATTGACATTAACAATGACGATGACAGATTATAAATTGTTTAAAGAACATTACAGTGTTAAAGATTTCGAGATATTAGACGGCTGTTATTTTACACCCGTCGTAGGTTTATTTGATAAGTACATTGAAAAATATAAAAAACAGAAGCTAGAGAATAAGGGGGCGAAACGCACACTAGCAAAATTATATTTAAACAATTTATATGGCAAGATGGCAAGTAACACTAACTCAAGTTTTAAAGTCGCATATGTGAAAGAAAATAATACTATAGGTTTTTTCACAGTACCCGCCAACGATAAACAGCCAGGCTATATTGCAGTGGGAGCGGCGATTACAAGTTATGCACGCAATTTTACTATTCGAGCGGCACAAAGGAATTATCACGGCGTTAATGAACCTGGTTTTATTTATGCAGATACTGACAGTATACATTGTGACTTGAAGCCAGAAGAAATTAAGGGTATTAAAGTACACAATAAAAATTTTTGTTGTTGGAATTTAGAAAGCTGTTGGGATATTGGCTATTTTGTACGGCAAAAAACGTATATCGAACATGTTACACACGAAGAGCTTGAAGAGGTAAAGCCGTTTTTTAGTGTAAAATGTGCAGGGATGCCACAAAAGTGTAAAGATTTATTTATAGAGTCGATGAAAGACAAGCCTGACTTAAAAGACAGAACCGAAGATGAAGAAGAATTTTTGCAACAGCACAGAACAATAACAGATTTTAATATCGGACTCACAGTTCCAGGCAAGCTGATCCCTAAACGTGTCCCAGGTGGCACGTTATTAGTAGAAACAACATATGAAATGAGGTAATATGAGAGAATTTTCAGAATTTTGCAATAAACTATTAGAAACATTAGACGAGCGCGGCGGGAGTTATGGTCTCCCAGAAAATAGCTTTGAGTGTATCGCGTTATACTGGAGCGTATATCTCGATAAAATCATTACAGAAACGGACGTTGCTATATTGATGATGTTATTAAAAATTGCGCGTGAAACAGAGAAACATAAAGATGATAATTTTCTAGATATCGCAGGATACGCCGCATGTGCTACTTGTTTAAATAAAAAAGAGGATTAAAAAATCCTCTTTTTTCATATCATAATGTTCTTAAATTTTCATCGCGGCAAGCTAACCGATAAGATACAACAGGCGTTATATTTCAAACGTGCTTTCCTGTTTTCTCGATGAAAAGAATAAAAACATGATATTACATCAATAAGACAAAGCTTTCAAAACGGCTTCTTTACAGCGCAAATCTTTAAACCGAAAACAACCGCGCTCAAAATAATATCGCAAATTAGCAAGAAAAAAGTCATTTCGCTTGAGCATAACATAATTAATATTATGGTCGTCAGTTGTTACTGTAATTTTATTTTTAAAAGTTTTATCTGATTTATCATTACAATATATAATACCCTCTGTAGCATATTCACGAATACCATAGTCAATGCCCTTGTATCGCAAGGTTGCAAGATAGCGTCCTTCACCCTCAGGTTTTTCAATGAATGCTGTATTATCATTTAGATATACGCATTCGGCACTGTATGCAACATAACTATTGTTTGCAAAAGCTCTATTGAAGCCGCTTGTCTTTTGTGCCGCGCTTGCTGACTCATTAAACCCCTGCTCTAGCACGTACCCGTCGCCGCGAAGATATTTAGTGTTATCTCGCAGTCTTTCAGATATGCCCATTTCAACATAATATGGGTTTATGATCGAGACAGGGTTAGAAAGCATAAATACAGGAACGCGTCTTATCTGTTTTCCGCCGCCGCGGGCAATGCTTGTATGAACAGATAAAAATTTTCTGATTTCGTCGTTGCAATAATGGTTGTTTTCGCTCTGGAACTCGTCAAAAAGCATTCTTTCAACGTCACTTAAAAGATGTGAATATTTTTTTAACTGATCGGCACTGTTGAGTGACACAGCATATCCGCAACTTATATCATTAATGAAAAGTTCATGAAAGATGCCAGATGCGCGGCGCTTTGAGGACATAACATCCCCATGAAAGAATAAAGCGCCTATATCTTTAAAAAATTTTTCCGCGCAATCATCAAGTTCATAATTGAAACGGTAAACGAGAGCAAATTTTTCAAAATGCTTCTTATATCTATTGACAAAATAGCGCCCGAAATATGTTGTTTTTCCGCCGTTACGGTTTGATGTACACATATATATCTCAGGCTCATTGCCGTTTATATCTTTCATCGAAAGTAATTTTGTCCCGTCGTAAAACATAAAATTTTTCCTCCCTCTATATTATAATACATCTTGACAAATAATGCAAGCGGGTATATGATGTATACAACAAGGAGATTGAACGATGGAAAAAACAGCTTTATTTTCCGCTATATCCGCAGTGTTCGGGATATTCTCAACAATGCTCGGCGGGTGGGATAGCGCATTGTCTACACTTTGTATATTCATGCTACTTGATTATTTAACTGGACTGATTGTTGGCGGTGTGTTTAAAAAATCATCTAAAACAAAATCAGGTGCACTTGAATCAAAAGCGGGTTTAAAGGGGATTTTTAGAAAATGCGCAATTTTGACGGTAGTCTTGGTGGCGGCTCGTTTAGATGCCTTTGCAGGAACTTCATTGTTGAAAGATTGTACAGTAATAATGTTCATATGCAACGAGGCACTATCACTTCTTGAAAATATCGGGCTCATGGGTGTTCCGATACCACAGAAATTAATTGACGCTATAGACGTATTAACACAAAAGGAGGGTAAATGATGCTCACAGTTAAAGAACGACAGCAGTATATGCACGATATCGGTATCAATATCGGAGCGGTCGACGGTATAGAGGGTGTAAAGACAAGAGCAGGTTATAAAACTTTACAGAGCACATACTTTACGCGAAAAACCGATATTGACGGTATCTATGGGAACAATACGGATATTTTGCTAAAAACAGTGCACAATTTTATAGGGATAAAACATTTTAAACCGAGTGAGTTTAAATGCGAATGTGGCGGTAGATGCACAGGTTATCCCGCAGTTGTGAATCATCAACTTCTAAAAAATCTTGACTACTTGCGAGAAGCAACAAGCACACCGATTTTAATAACAAGCGGGTTGAGGTGTAAACCGTACAATGCTAAAATCGGAGGGATTGCAGGAAGTTTTCACACGCAGGGCAGGGCGGCAGATTTTTACAGCAAAGCATTGACTGACACAGCAGAGAAACGGCGAAACATGGTATTAAGATGGAAGTCATTTAAAAAGAATCATTATGCTTACGCGAACACACCGCAAATGGGCAACGCCGTACATGTTGATGTTTACGAATAATGGCTAAATTTGTACCGAGATATTCGCAGTCCAGTCCGACAAATATACAAGGCAATCCGATGTGGTACTCAGAAAATCCGTTTTATCAAGCAGGTTATGGCATGCCGAACTGTACTTGTTACGCTTGGGGGAGATATTGGGAAGTCACAGGCAAAAAGCCGACAAGTTTGCCGACGGGTGATGCGGGTACATGGTATGCGTCTGCGAAAGCAAGAGGTTTCAAAACGGGTTCAACGCCCGCTCTTGGCGCAATATTGTGTATGGGACGTCGCGGGTATGCAGGGCATGTGTGTGTTGTTGAGCATATTGATTCAGATGGCACCTTGACGGTAAGTAATTCAGCGTGGAGTGGCACATATTTTTTCTTGACGAAAAATCCCAAAGCTAACAATTACCTGCCCGACTATTGGGCGAGCAGTGGTTATTATTTTCAGGGGTTCATATATGCAGACGAATATGACCCAGACCCAGACCCGCCGCCCGATCCAGACCCTGACCCAGTAAACCCTGGTAAACGTAAAAACGGACAATTACCAACATATTTTTATTTAAAAAATGCGTACAAACGCGGATTCATAAGGAGGTAACATGATAAGAACAAAAGACGAATTAATTAAGGCGGTTTCAGAATTTATCGGTGAAAATGACGCTGATGATGCAATCGCAATTTTAGAAGATGTGACGGACACGCTTGAAGATTTTGAAAAACGCGCAGATGGCGACGGCGAAGACTGGAAAAAGAAATATGAGGACAATGACAAGTCATGGCGCGAAAAGTACCGTTCAAGGTTCGTCAAATCATCAGCAACGGATGAAGACTTCATCGAAGACGAAGATGAGGAGGAAGACGAGATAAAAACTTATGAAGAATTATTTAAGGAGGTAAAAGAGTAATGGCTCGAAGAATCGCATTAACACAGTTAAATGCCTCAACACTGGACATTCTGAATGTTATCAGACAGAACGCATCTGCGGAGTATCAGCAGTATGTGCCAAAGGTTGAAAAAGAATTGGACATACCAAAAGTTGGTGAAGTGCTTTACGGATATCCTGCGCTCGCTAACCAGTTTATAAACGCGCTTGTGAATCGAATAGCACTTGTGCGTGTAAATTCAGCAACATTCAACAACGCATATGCAGAGCTGAAAAAAGGTTATCTTGAGTTCGGCGAGACGGTCGAAGAAGTGTTCGTTGCTATAACAAAGGCACGCCCGTTCTCAGCAGAAAAAGCAGAACAGCGAGAATTAAAACGCTCATTACCAGATGTAAGAAGTGCGTTCCACATCATGAACTGGCGCGTACAGTATCCAGTTACGATACAGGACGAAGATTTAAGAATGGCGTTCACATCTGCAAACGGCGTGCAGGATTTAATAGCTAAAATCGTTGATACGGTTTACACGTCAGCTGAATATGACGAGTATTTACTTTTCAAGTATTTAATGATAAAGGCGATTGCACACGGTAAGATGTACCCCGTAGGCGTTGACATTTCAGATATAAAAAATGCCGCTGTAGCTTTTAGAAGATACTCAAATCAGTTAACATTTATGAGCGATAAATATAACGCTTCAGCAGTACCGAACACAACACCTAAAGCTGACCAGTACATTTTTATGGACTCAAACTTTAACGCAAGTTATGATGTGAATGTTCTTGCCGCCGCTTTCAACATGGACAAGGCAGACTTCACAGGAAAGTTAAAGCTTATTGACGACTGGAGCACTTTTGACAACGACAGATTTTCAGCTATCGTTGCGGAATCAGATTCAATCGAAGCAGTGACAGCGGAAGAACTCGCGTTATGCGCTAATGTAAAGGCGGTACTCGTTGATGCTGAATGGTTCCAGGTATATGACAATAATAACAAATTCACAGAGAAATATGTTGCCTCGGGTATGTATTGGAACTACTTCTATAATGTGTGGAAGACTATAAGCTCATCACCGTTCAGTAACGCAATAGTGTTTGTCGATAACACACAGAGTGTAGCATTACCTGCAACAGTTAAGGTGACAGTTTCTGACAAATCAGTTGGTGAGACGGGAACAGTATTTACACTTGAGTGTGACTCAGCAGACAACGCAACAGTTGTTGCAGGAAACTACAACTTTGTACAGACCGAAGAAGCAACAAAAGCGGGAATTGCAATACAGAAATACGGCGGTGTGATGATACCCGCAAATGACAATACACTGTTGTTCTTGTCGCTTGTTATTGACGGTGTAACCTATACGGCACAGTCAGTAATGAGTGAGAGTGTAGAAACAAACGCTATTTCATCAGCAACGACAGTTGGCACAGAATTTACTCTTACAAAGCAGTAATAAGGTGAGAAAATGTATATCATACCAGACACAAATATACGAGTTTTGAAAAATTGCCCTCTTGACAAAACATATGATCACACCATATTTTTTACAAGCAGGGTTCAACAAACAGCATATTTTCAGTCATTAACAAAACATAAATTCGAGAAACAGAGCTATGCCCGCGTTCAACGCGGGATGCTCCGACTCGAACGGAAAGCAGAGGATTTATATGATTGCAATTACCTTATGTTCCAGAATACCAGTTTTGGGGAGAAATGGTTTTATGCTTTTATTACTGGTGTGGAATATGTGAACAATGTAACATCAGAAATTACATTCGAGATTGATGTTATGCAAACATGGTTTTTTGATTATACGCTTGAGCAATGTTATGTTGAACGTGAGCACGTTTTAAATGATGCGATAGGTGCGAATTTGTTAAGCGAGCCTGTGGAACTTGGTGAATACACATTTGATGGTTTTACAACGTCTGGAAAAATGAATAAACCTGTAATTGTTTTAGCGTCAAATGTTACGGATGGCGGCGGCGTTGAAGGTGGCTTGCTTGGTGGTATTTATACAGGGGTGGGCTATAAGTACGCCGAAGCATCTAAAGCAGGTGCCGCAAAAATAAATGAATATTTAAGCGGTTTTAAGACATGGGATGAACTTGTAGAAAATGTCGTTTCCTGCTTTATGTATTACAAAGATTTCATAAGCACAGGCGATGACGGAAATATTACAAACGAGCGACCCGCGACATATCAAATTTCAAAAAATAAACACTACACAGATATTGATGGCTACGTACCAAGAAACAATAAATTGTTTACCTATCCGTACAATTATCTATTAGTGACAACAGACACAGGCGAATCACTTGAAGCTAAATATGAATTTTTTTCAACGGATGAATGTACTTTCAATGTGATAGGTGACGTAAGCCCTGACCCACAAGTGTTGTGTGAGCCACGTTTTTATAAAGGTTGCGGATTTCTTAGAAATGAACGCTTGACGCTTGCAGGCTTTCCACAATGCACATTTAACATTGATGCTTTTAAGGCTTGGCTTGCTCAAACAGCTAGTAACCCCGCAACTATCACGAGTACGGCAAACGCGGCAATATCAGGTGCTGAAGCAGGCGGCGCGCAAGGTGCGGCAATATCCGCGGCTATATCTATGATAGGCACTTTGGTTGGTGGCGGGTTGTCGTTGATAAATCCGCCCGAGATTAAAGGTACAACAAAATCCAGTGTTTCATACGCGAGCGGTTCAAAAGATTTTTACTTTTTTCCGTGTACAATACGCGCAGATTTTGCAAAGCGTATCGACGATTTTCTTGATGTGTACGGTTATAAGGTAAATCAGCATAAAATCCCGAACCGCAACGGCAGGGCGCATTGGAACTATGTGAAGAACGGATACACTAATATCAAAGGTTCACTTCCTGCTGATGATATGGCGAAGGTCATTTCAATATATAACCGTGGTATTACATTTTGGAATGACGGCAGTGAGATCGGCAACTACAGTTTGAATAATTACATAAGGTGAAGACATGGGAAGAAAAAGAAAAAGTTTTACTGAAAGTTTAGGACTGAATAATGCAACGTGGGCGCAGTATTACAACAGGCTTATAGAATTGTCAATATCCATGTTTGAATGGAAGAACGTTCCTAAAAGTATTGACCCGCGTTTTTTGGAACTCACACTGTTTTGTGACGGATACGCAGTATTTTTTGAGGATGAAGTGATGGGTTTTCTTGCATTACAGTGCGCTAATAACGGACCTTTTGATGTGTACAGAGTGCCTATAAACAGGCGAGCATACGCTGTAAACGGCTACCAGAAACAATTATCACAGGAAGACAGTGTTATTATCTATAATAATATGCTCAGAACGCCGTCAAGGCTTGATGCGGTAATGTTCGCTAAAAGGTTATACAACATTGATAGGACGATTGATGTTAATGTAAATGCGCAGAAAACGCCAATATTGATAACTTGTGAAGAAACACAGCGTTTAACAATGTTGAATGCGTATAAAGAATATGAGGGAAATGAGCCAATTATCTTTGGTGATAAGGCGTTAAATGTGAACGGATTTCAAGTGTTGAAAACTGATGCCCCGTACGTTTCGGACAATCTGTATCAGCTAAAAACACAAATATGGAATGAAGCATTAACATATCTTGGTATATCAAATGTGAATATCACGAAAAAAGAGCGATTAATTACTGATGAAGTAACCCGTAATCAGGGCGGTACTATTGCGAGCAGGTACTCACGACTTGAGTCTAGAAAAAAGGCTTGTAAAGAAATCAACAGCATGTTCGGTCTTAATATAGATTGCGATTATCGTGAAGACTTTCAGGTTATTCTTGACGATGAGGGAGTGAAAGGAGGGACAAAAGATGAGTGATGTTTATAACATTGTTGCAGGTTTAAGCGCATTATATGCTTTTCAAGCTATTTCAACGGCTATGTTATGCCTAATTTACTTACACCTTAAAAATGGGGGCAAATAATGAGCAAATATACAACAGAATTGCGGTTTATATGCGAGACAAAAGCAGGTCTTACTGAATCAGCGGGGTATAACGGTGTGGATATCGTTGTGCTTAAAGCGTATCCGAAAATTTTCAATAAATTTGATTTATTTGATGAAAATTACCGAAGCATATTGTGCACAAAAATATTGAAGCATTATTATACACGAGAAATCAGCGAAGAAACAACGGGTTTATGGCTTTTGCGATTAAACCAGAAAATGAGCGAAATTATGCCTTATTACAACGCATTGTACAAAGCATGGGCAATTGATTTTAACCCGCTTCACAATGTTGACATGCGCAGAGAGCATAATCTGGAGAAAGAGCAGGCAACAACTAACGAACAGACAGCAGATACAAAAACAAATGGTGTGGAGCGCATTTTATACTCAGATACACCGCAGGGAAGTTTGCAAAACATCGAGAATGAAACATACTTAACCAATGCTACAAAAGATACGAACGCAGGCGAAAGTGAAACAGACTTGAAGTCAAACCAGTTGCTCACTTCTACGGATGACTACATTGAGCGCATAACGGGTAAAGGTGAGGGTGCGTCATTTAGTAAAATGTTAAACGAATATAAAGAATCATTGATTAACATTGATTTATTGATAATCAACGAGTTGCAAACATTATTCTTTAATTTATGGTAGGAGGTGAAAATATGATTAAACCATTCAAATATTGGTGCAACCCCATTTTGCCGCTTGTATATGACGACTCATTAAGCTATTATGAAACGCTTTGCAAGGTATCACAGAAATTAAATGAGGTTATTGATACAGTCAATAATTTTTATAGCGATTTAGATGCTATTGTTGATAATAAAATCGCTGAATTTAAAAAATATGTTGATGCTGAAAATGCGAAGCAGGATAGAGCTGTAGAAGAAAAAATTGCAAATGTAATTGGGCTGATTGACAAGCAGGTAACAGCGTTATATAATTATATCGATAACATTGATACAGCTTTAAGACATTATGTAACAGTCGAAATAAAAAACATGCAAAATTATGTTGATAAGGCTGTTCTCGGTAAAATAATTATTTATGACCCGACAGCGGGGTATAAAAATAACTTGGGTGAAGTTATCGAACACATATATGACGCATTACGCTATTGGGGGGTAACTGCTTATGAGTTTGACTCAGCGAAGCTTACATGTGTTGAGGTTGATAGCAAATATCTAACCGCTTTAGAGTTTGACACACAGGCAAAAGAGCTTTTAGCTAAATATTATCGTCATTATTTGTATGACCCCATTTCGGGTGTGTTTGACACAATACAGCGAGTGCTGTATAGATGGTTTCAAGTATACAGAAATCAGGCTATCACATGTAACACATTTGATGGAAAAGGAGACACTGCAACAGCACTTGACGCGATTGAGTATAGCGCATACGAATTTGATGATATTGGTGAAAGTTTGATATTGCCCTGATACGCCGCTGATATTCTTTAAGAATGTTTTCGGTTTTGATGAAAATTTAAATATTCGAGTTGATAAAGCCGACAGCGGCAATTACAAATGTGATAACTTTGACGGAGGGTACATATCATGACATCTACAAATAAAACAGCGAATTATCACTTACCACAATGGGTGGGTGAAGATCACCCGACCTTTGCGGAAGACTTCAACGGTGCTTTTGCTAAAATTGACGCGGCTATGTTTGAAAATTCAAATACGGCAACCGCGGCAAAGACGAAAGCTGACGGTGTGGAAACACAGATAGGAACAAAAACACGCATGACTTGCGATGATTTTGATAATATGTTTATTACTATGTTGAATAAGGAGGGTTAAACATGGGTTCAACTAACAAAACAACGGGTTACGAATTACCACAGTGGATAGGTACGGACAAGCCAACTTTTCTAGGCGATTTAAATGACGCTTTTCTTAAAATCGACAACGGTATGACTGCAAATAAGGGTGACGCAACAAGTGCAGTTGCCACGGCAGGCGCGGCAAAACAAAGTGCTGACAATGCCACTACAAAGGTGACGGAGCTTACACAGACGGTTGCAGCACTTAATGATAGCGTAGAAGCCAGTGACGCTAAAGCTGATGCCGCTACAGCTACAGCTCAGCAGGCATTATCAACAGCTAACGCACAAGCTAGCGTTGTAAATGGGCATACAAATTCAATTAATGCGCTTAATGCTAGTGTGGGTGCTATAGAAAGTAAAATAAATACTAACATATGGACAAACGGTATCTTAAGTAACCTTGCTGTAGACGGTACACTGTTAGGCGGTTTTGTCTCAATGAATCCTTATCTTGGGTTGTTACAGATAAGCGGGAAAATTACTTCAAATAATAAGAATGCCATTACAACAGGAACGCCACTTTTTAAAATAACAAACTTGTCGTTACCGAACACATCTAACCGCACGATATGGGGCGGGTTAATGGTGCGTGATAGGTCTGCTACACCTATTTTTGCGGATGCGATTATAACGCCAGATGGTGTGATACAGGCAGGTTCAACAATATCAGCGGGTATATCAGACTGCGCAATACAGTTGAATCTGAATATAAGTAACTGGTCGTAGATTGTGTGCGGTTGGCGGTACAGGGTTTAAACTCTGTACCGTTATTTTATTTGCGCTAAACTCTGCAAACTGGTGTACCGCATTTTTCCCTTCACA